GTATCAGTACCAGGGCAATACGACCCATATGATGGGCTACAACTTTACAGGTACCAATGAGACGCGAAATAGCTATAACAATGCAGTAACGACAGAGGTCGCGGACCTTCTGGCATTCGATCGTGCCGCATCTGGAACTGCGCGGGTCGCGCAATATCGCAACGGCGCCGGGCCGACAAGTCCTGTAGCGAGCGCAAGTGGAACGACAACCGGAAACTTCACAGCAGAGACGATTTTCATTGGTAGCTACGCCGCGAGTGCGCAGCCTAATCCGATGAATGGCAAGTGGTTTGCCATCTGGTCGAATAGCCAAGCGTCCAATGGCGTTGCGATCAGCGCTGCACTATAGGTCATACCTTCAGGATTCATATTCGCATGAACGGGAACAGCGACATGGAAGAAACCGGGCCGATGCCTCTTTCGCGCCGTTCGTCGGATCACCGGCGCCAGTTCTTTCGGTTCGATCCGACCGTCTCGAGCGGAACGTTGATCCAACTCGGGACGATTCTCGTGGCGGCTGCGATGGCCTACGGCACCTATCGGGAAGACCGGGCTGTCGTGAAAGCTGACATCGACCAACTCAAGACCTCGGCCGAGCGCGACCGCACCGACGTGAAAGGTGCAGTTGCCCAGTTTCAGAAAGATGTCGGAGAGATGAAGGTCGACATCCGAGACATGAGCAACAAGCTTATCAAGATCGAAACCCAGACCGGCACTCCGCCATCACCCCCTGCGAGGCGACCATGAAGCGCATTTTTGTTCTTGCCTTCCTCCTGCTTGCGGGCATGGCCCAGGCTGACACAACCTCGACGCCGATCAAGCTCGGCACCTACACGCTGATCCGCAGCGCCACGGTGGTGAAGACTGGATTCGCGACGATCGATCTGTGCTACGCAGCTGGCGAGGTAGATTGGGCAGAGCGAAACAAGGGATCATTGGTCACGGCGTCGATGGATTACCGCTGCCGGCAGGACTCGCGGTTCTCGGTCATCTATACGCCGCCGACGCCCATCCCGCCGAACCCATTCCCGAACGGCGAGACGCAGACGGTGCAATGCACCGCGCCGCAGACGGGAAGCTGGACGCAAACGCGCACCTACACGTGGAACGGGACTGCCTGGGTTGCTGGCGCCTGGACTCCTGCAACTGCGCCGGCCGGCGCGTGCACCACGCCGCCGCCTCCGACCACCGCATGCGGCCCGACCAATCTGGCGGTCAAGATTGACTGCGCCAAGATGCCTGCCGCATCATGGCAGGGTTGGGATAAGCCGATGTTCACGACGAACATGATTTATCCATCGGCGGGTGATGGCTCGGGGGCTTTCCGTACCACATGCAAATGGTCGCACATGGCGTTCGATGATCCGCTGCTGTACCCGAATCAACCAGGCGCATCCCATCTGCATACGTTCTTCGGCAACACGCTGACCAACGCCGCATCGACAACCACATCGATCTCGACTACGGGGAACAGCACCTGCAACGGCGGAACCATCAATCGGACTGGTTACTGGGTGCCGACGATGATCGACACACTCGACGGCCGCCCGATCGGTGCAAACAATGATCAATACGTAGGTTCGCAGTTCTATTACAAGACTGGATACACACTACCAGTGGCGCAGATCAAACCCGCTCCAGCAGGGCTGCGCATGATTACTGGCGACTCCAAGGGCAATCCAACGAATCCGAGCCGGGTTGCTTCTTATCGCTGTATCAAGAATGGCGGCGCGACGCAGGCTGATATTGGAACGGCTCAGAGCACGATTCCCTATTGCCAAGTATCTGGCTATACGATCATGCGCATGTCGATCACGTTTCCACAGTGCTGGGATGGCGTGAATCTCGACAGCCCGGACCACAAAAGCCACATGGCGAATGCAGTCTACACGACAGGGAATCAATTGGGGTATTGCCCAACAACTCATCCGGTGGCGATCCCTGAAATCAGTTTTGAGGTCGAGTATCCGGTTCGATCCACAGACGACACGCGGCGCTGGCGGTTGGCAAGTGATAACTACGATATTACGCAGCCGGCTGGTTACTCAAGTCATGGTGATTGGATGATGGGGTGGGACGCAACAATCATGCAGACTTTCGTGTCAAAATGTCTCAACACGGCAAAGAACTGCGGATCAACGCTGATTGGCGATGGCCGCGAGATGGTCGTGGTGCCTTGATTTTCCAACTTTTGAAAGGCCACAGCCGATGAATCCGAAGCCCCTTCCCGAAGCGCCGGAAGTCCCCGAGACTCCCGTGCCGGAAACCCCGCCGCCTCCCCCGGTCGATCCGAATCTCGCGGGCGGCCACGGCGACCCGGAATAAGTCATTCCCGGATGAGGCCGGCGTGCAGAAGTTTCTTCGCCTGATCGTAAGCCCGCTTTGCGGCTTCGATTGTCGAATGGTGCCCAAGAAAACGTTTGCCATTCGGCGTAGTGATTTGCGCGCTGAACTTGTCGCCGACACGGCGCACGCCAAGCACCCCGAGCGCGTTGTCTTTGCGAGCTCGCCTGCGATTGTGCTGATTCCACGACTGCGGTACATCGCGCAAATTGCCGATGCGATTATTCGTCTTGACTTCATCGATGTGGTCGATCTGGTGTCTCGGCCATTCGCCAAAGACATAGAACCAGGCCAGCACATGCGCCCGGTACTTTGCGCCGAAGACTCTGAATCGAACGTAACCCCAGTCGTCAAGAGCAGTCAGCGTGTCTCCGACATGGCTCCTGTCGGCGCAGACTTTTCGGGTGAACAATCCGGTGTCGGGATCGTAATCAAACGAGGCGATCAAGGCGGCGTGAGACAGGGGTCTAGAATTGGCAGAAGCCATGAAGCGGTCCTTTCGCTGATTGGTCAGAGGCCCCGAAGCGTTCCTAGCGCCGAGGGGCTTCGCTATTCTAGTGCAACGATCGCATGAGAAAGATATGGCTTCCGAGCCTACTTCTGCTGATCGTCGTGATCACGCACATGGCCTATGATCCGATTGGCAGTCTATATCCTGCCAATCAAGTGCGGGCCGCAGCGAATTGGCATTCGGTACTTCGCGCGTTCCCAGAGGCCACGCTGCTCTATTTGCTCGTATGGCTCCTGCTCCCGTGGGAGCCTGTCTCGGTTCGTATTGCCGGTAGCGTGGTATGCGCCTGGGGAGCGATCGAATCCATCCAGATCGCGGCGTGCCGCCTGCAATACCCGATGAACCAACCATCCCCGAAGACGGAGCTCTATACCGGCCTTTGCGATGCGGCGACGGGCTGGCCGATCTACATGATCACGATCACCGTCGTTCTGCTGATTTCATTCCTGCGTCAGCATCGAAAGTAATCACTCATGAGCGACATGCTGTATTTCAAGAACAAACGCATGGTCGCGAAAATCGGTGATGTCACCTTCGAGATGTCCTCTCTGCCGCCGATCGATCCATTGCCGAGAGACACGACCGAGGTCTATTTCTACCCGTCGCACAGCGAGTATCAACTTCGCGAGAGCTTGAAACTTCCGCGCGAGATGCGTGCCCCGGAGATAGACGCGGCATTCCGGTTCCTCGCAACGATTGCTGCGTTCGGTCGCAGCCTATTCAACCGAGAACGCGATGCCTGACACCTTGCTGCCGCTGCCGATATCGCCGGGAGATTTCGACAATCTCATCCTGACGCCTGCGTTGGCGTTGCTGCCGAAGACGATGGATTCGTTGCCGGCTCGGGCACTCCTGACCGCAATCGGCCTGCAGGAGTCCGGGCTGGCGCATCGGCGTCAGATGGGCGATGGCCCTGCGCGTGGCCTGCTTCAGTTCGAGCGAGGCGGCGGCGTCAAGGGCATCTATGAACACGATGCGAGTGCTCTCTGGGTGCGGACACTCTGCAACGCGCGCAATACAGCGTGGGAGATTTCCTCGATCTGGAATGCGCTCGAATATGACGACATCCTCGCTGCGGGCTGCGGGCGACTCCTGCTGTTCACCGATCCAAAGCCTCTACCGACGCTGGACGATGCGGCTGGTGCATGGGACTATTACGTGGCCTGCTGGCGACCCGGCAAACCCCATCCAGATACCTGGGCAGATCACCATTCTGCAGCGGTTTCTGCCGTGGTAGGAGCCCTCTGATGGATTGGACCTCGATTGTCAAGACCATCGCGCCGTGGATCAAATACAATGAGCTTTTGCTTATTGGAACGGAGCCACGGTGCCACAACCAATTGATCTTTCAGGGCAGAGATTCGGGCGTCTTGTGGCCCTCGAGCCAATTGCTGCCGTTGGCCGCGAGAAGCGCCGCTGGCGCGTCAGATGCGATTGCGGCGGCGAGTCGTTTGTCACGACGGACAAGCTCCGGCGCGGACATACGCAGAGTTGCGGATGCATCAAGTTCGAGACTACGCGCACCAACGGCGAGAAGAATCGCAAGCATGGCCGCTCGCACGGCGTCCGGTCAGATCCGACCTATCGCTCTTGGACATCGATGCGCGAGCGCTGCTCAGGCGCATACAAGGACAAGGCGCGATATTTCGAGCGCGGCATCAAGGTGTGCGAGCGCTGGGCAAGCTTCGATGCGTTCCTGCTCGACATGGGTGAGCGGCCTGCTGGAACAACGCTCGACCGAAAGAACAACGACGGTCACTACGAGCCAGGGAATTGCCGCTGGGCTACCGGCAAGGAGCAGCAGCGCAACCGCGGGAACACCACGTTTCTCATCGGTGGCGAGGTGCGTCGCCCGGCCGCCGAGATCGCGGAAGAGATCGGCGTATCCAAAGCCGCCATGCAGTATTTCGTCACGGTCAGCAGGAAACTGAGAGAGCGATATGGACTTCCTTTCCATCCTGAGGACCGTAAGTCCGTGGATAGCTAGCGCCTTCGGTGGACCTCTCGGGGGCATGGCGGTAACCGCCGCGGCAAACGCTCTCGGCCTGTCCGACAAGACGGCGGAAGCGGTGAAGCAAGCGATCTCGGGCGCAACGCCTGAGCAGATGCTTGCACTCAAGAAAGCCGATCAGGACTTCGCGCTGCAGATGCAGGCGCTTGGGTTCAAGGAGATCACCGATCTGGAGGCTATCGCCGCTGGCGACCGTAAGGATGCGCGAGCAATGCAGGTCGCGAAGCCGTCGCCAGTCCCGGCCGTGCTCAGTCTGCTTGTGACGACCGGCTATTTTGGCGTTCTGATCGGCATGATGACCGGCAAGTTCACAGTTTCAGATTCGCAGGCGCTGCTCATCATGCTGGGCTCACTCGGAACGGCCTGGGGCGGTGTCATGGCTTTCTGGTTTGGAACTACGCGTGATAGCAGCCGCAAAACCGAGTTGCTTGCGCAGTCGGCGCCTGTGACGTCATCGACCTGACAGGCCAATCGTGGTAGAACGGCGCGTGACCTATATTGCCGCCATTCTCGTCATTGTCCTGAGTGGTGCAAACCTCTACCTTGCCTGGAGAATCTTCATGAACCAGACCGAATTGGCAGTCGCACTCACTGCGGTGAGCGACCAACTCTCCACGGTTGGCGACCAACTCACCAAGGCCACCAACGAGATCGTCGCAGCGGTCGGCAACGCGGGCGGCACGACGCCCGAAGTCGATGCGGCCGTCACCAAGCTGCAAGCTGTTGCAACCTCCCTCAAGTCGGCATCCCAGGCGCTGGACGACCTGAACCCGGATACGCCGACGACCTAAGCATGCAGACGCCGCGCGACGGTGACGAGCCTCAGACCGTTCTGGGCCAGAAGGTCGAGAACAAGCCGTCGCCGACGCCGCATGACAACTGGGTTCAATTGCCAGAGCACCCGGGATGGGTGCAGGACCAGACTTCGCACACTGTGAAGCGGAGAGATCAGAACACCCACTGATGCCGGCGCTCGCTGGTCCCGTGGCGGGAAGCCAGGTCATCTGCGGTGAGCATCACTCAGCCTCTTCTATCTGGTGCGCGGGATCACGGCCCCTCCTTCGCGGCCGACAAGGCGGCATTTGCCAGCCGACGCAGGAGGTCAATCCTCTGCGCGATCAGGCTTTCCGTCTCTTTGTTGTTCCAACCCGTGTTCAGGTCTAGCGCTACGTTCGCCAACTGAAGCAGCATCGAATCCCTCTCTGCGTCTCGCTGTGCGAGAGGTGCGGCGTACACATCCATTCGCCACCCGGCCCGTTGCCGGTCGTACTTGAGGCGGTACTCGTCGCGCTTCCATGTGAAGCACCCATCATCGTGCAGCGTCGCCACCGGCTCGGCATTTCGACCAATGGGCGGACTGCAAGACACTGCCGCGATGCAGATGCGCTCACAGTCAGCATCACTGAACCCGAGCCCAAGCAGAGTGATCCGCAGGTTCGCAATGTTCAGAGGCACCGGCTCTGCGTCTCGCTGTGCTTCCTTCAGCAGCGCGCCGAAATCTGTTCTGCGGTCGGTGTTGGTGCCGATGAACTTAGC